GAATGGGCCGAAGAGCTACACCTGATGGAGTACGGAAGGAATACGAAAATTTTATGAAAGCAACATAAGTTTTTCCGAATTTTCCTGTTTTTCCGTTTTCCAAATGCTATAGTGTACCATGAAGCCAAAGGCATACGGCCGGCGGCTTAATTCCCCTGGAACCTCTGCCGGGGGTCACAGCTTGGCAGAGGATGAGGCCGGGTAGCTCCCGGATGAACTGAGCGTATGCGCAACACCTCAGAGAGATTGACAATGCCTTTTTGAATAAAACATGGAATGCATTTGTGCACGGATGTACTTATCTGATTGCTCTGAAGAGACATTGAGGATCAGGACGGTGGAGTTCACTTAGGAAGCGCTGTTGGAACGTAGCTCAGTAGGTAGAGCAATGGCTTTTAACCTAAGCGAAGGTTCGAGTCCTTCCGTTCCGATGATTTTAGTTGCTATTTTTGTACTTCCCCTTTTTTCTTGGAAGCCTCTGTTAGATGCAGGGGCTTCCTTTTTGTTGCTATTTGTGATAGTATGTAACCAAAAGTACGATTATTTGAAAGATTTTGGGGGAAGATACGATGGGACTTATGGATAAAATCAATAGAGTACATATTGCGGTATTCTTTGATGAAGAAACAAAAATTTCGTCATTAGATTTAGCATCTGCTATCAGAAAAGCATTTATTACAGTATTTCCAGATGAACCACAAATGATTCCGCTTCCAGTAGAAGCACCTAAAGAAGTTCCACGTTGTATTTTTCAAAAGAAAGACGGAGATGCTTCAATTACGTTTGGATTATCGCGTATGGATTATGATGCTGGAATCAAAGAAAATACAGACTGGAAAAATCATATTGAAGTTGTAGCGTATTCTTTTATGTTGATATGTAAAGGAATGGGAATTCAAATTGCAAGAGTTGGATTTGTAACACAAGCAAGGATGGATGAAGAAGCAATAATTGCATTTAATAATACCGTAAACATTCCTGGGTTTGCTACTAGCGATGAAAAGAGTTTAGCGTGGGTAGAACATGAAAGGTTATGTGATGATATAAATGTTAATGTTAATTCTCAGGTAAAATATAATATAGCTGATGAAAATATGAATGGAGTGGTTTTGATTGATGTAAATACGCATAAAGATAGCGTTTTCCCGAAAGAGATAGATAATATGATTCCGATTATAAAGGGGTTATTATCTAAAACAGAGGGGAGATTGAAAAATGCATTCCAAAAATAATGTAGATACAGAGGCATTGTCAAATATAATTCCTTTCCCTAAGGAACAGGCTGTGGGGTCCGAAAATTCTTCCAGCATATATCCGCCTATAGATGCATATACTGATGCTAGTAGTATGAATCTTAGTCAATACAAAATGTATTTGTATGCATCAGATAATGAGTCAAACAAAGATGAAGGTGATGTTATGGATGACAATAAATTACTTGAGAAGTATATGGATAAGATTGATCAGGATCAAAGGGACTTAAAAGAAGATATACGAGAGTCCGAACGCCGAAATCAGAAGAGAATTGAAGAATCCGAAAAAAGATTTGATGAAAAAATGAGTCAAATTATTGATATGATGCGTGAGCAAGACAAAAAATTTGACAAAATAGATGCTAAAATAGAT